GATATCACGTCTATGTTCCGTCAGCTCCAGAAGGAGCACGGTCGATTCGTTCGTGACAACACCAAGGCTAAGACGAAGCGCCAGAACCGTGTGAAGCGCACTGCGAGCGGCTTTGCGAAGCCCACTCTCCTGTCAGACGAGATGTATGATTTCCTGGGCTTGTCGAAGGGAACTCTGGTGGGTCGCAATGATGTGACTCGCAAGCTGAACGAGTATGTCCTGGCCAACAACCTGCGTGATGTTAAGGATCGTCGTATCCTGACTCCTGATTCTAAGATGCGTACCCTCCTCAACATCAAGGAGGGTGACAGCTTGTCATACTTCAATATCCAGAAGTACATCAAGCACCACTTTGTGAAGCCTGTGGTAGTTGCTTAAAAATGTTATGATTAAGAATGAGTTCTTGTATCATTCGTTCGAAAATAATAAACAAGATGGCGCTCACTATCACTAGCAACTCACTTCTCTTTTTTGTAAAACCTCATGTTCATGCTTGAGTTTTACCACGACCCCGATATAAAGACATTCCGCCTTATGTAATAAAATGTCAATCGAAAAAGACATTGATCCGACTCTTTTAGAAACCTCGTTAAACGGATGCGTGTACGACTTGGCCAATGTAGTACACGCATTTTATCATAACAAATACGTATGTGCAAAGGTGAAGACACGATATTGGTTCATGTTCAATGGTGTAAACTGGATTTTTTCAGAGATCGGTCCCTATCATGATATATCTACACATTTGGTGAAAGTATACGAGAATTTTCTTCAGGAATCAAAAAATACGCCTCGTGAAGTGGAGATCTCTCGATTGATTTTGAAGTTGAAAAATGTCCATTTCAAAGAGAATTTATTGAAAGAGTGCTTGTACAAGTTTTACAAGACTGATTTCTTGTCAAAACTCGATAGAAACAAGAATCTGGTCTGTTTTAGAAACGGGGTTCTCGATATTTCCGAGCGCACTTTCCGAGAAGGTCGCCCCGATGACTATATCTCTCTCTATATCGATATGGATTATTCAAATACAGATTTAACTCGACGGCTCCATGAGTTCATGGAATTCCGAGACGATATTCTCATGAAGCGGAAGAATCATATCGTCTTGTTCCATACCTAAAAAGCGGACAGAGCGGAAAAAATGGGTACACGCATTTCACTTCATCCTTTCATAAGAGACTTAAAGAACACACTCCTTTATTAACTTACAACACTCCTACTTACTGACAATGACGACTATCACCGAGCCTGCGCAATTTGATATTAGCAAACTAAAGATCAAAAATGAAGTCAACACTCTGAAAAGCGGTATTAAAAAAGCGTACGTGAACTATAATGGTCGAGCCTCTCTATATCTCGAGACACCTTTTATGCACTGCCCTTTCGGTATTAAAGAAGAAACCAACGAAGGAGAAACCAAGTATAAACTTGAATTGTCTTTCCGCGACGAAGAAAGCGACCCTTCGGTAGCAGAATTCCGAGCTATTCTCGATGCTATGGATCAACTCGCCGAAAAGACGGCTCTCGAGAATACTCTAACTTACTTCAAGAAAAACCATCCTCTAGTACTGATCAAGGAGTTTCATAAGCCTTGCGTCCGTATTCAAAAAGAAAGCAAATATGCTCCGACTTTCCGTCTCAACTTGCCTTTCCGTGAAGGTGCCTTCGACATGAAGGTGTATGATACTAACAAGAACAAAGTGGATATGCTGGAGCTTGTTCGTACGAATACGAAGGGTGCTTCTGTCACTGCTATTATTCAGTGCACAGGATTCTGGATGTCGGGTGCCGGATTCGGATATACCTGGAAAGTTCATCAGATGATGATTCGTCAGAGCGTGAATTCTATTCCTGAATTTGCATTTAAGAACTGGGAAAATAAAAAGGCAGCTGCTCATAACGATGATGAAGAAGAAGTCGAAGAACAGCCGAATGCCAACATTAAAGCAACCAAAGCTCCTACTACGACCTATGTAAGCGATAGCGAGGAAGAAGAGGAGGAGGAAGAAAAGCCTGCTCCAGCCAAAGCCAAGGCTGTCGAAGAGGTTTCCTCGAAGCCTCCTGCTGCTCCAGCCAAAGCCAAGGAAGCCGTTGCTCCTGCGGCTGCTTCAGTAGCAGAAGATGATGACGAGGAAGAAGAGCCAGTGATGTCTCGTACCTTTACCAAGCCTGTTGCTCGTAAGTCCAAGAAATAAAACATAAAAACCCAAAAACATCGCAAATAAAAAAACCCCTTCTTTTTCTCTTGTATGATCTAGATGGAATACCTCGAGATCAATATTGACGGATTAGCGAAATACATGTTTGAAACAAATAAACGTAAACAAAACTGGATTCAATTAGATTTACATGGGGTAGAAAATCAAAAAGATCTGTTCTGTCTTTGTCTTGATCTATTTTGCAAAGGACTCGTTATTCTCTTTGGAATTGATAATCGTGTGTATGTGGATGACCTTCAATTGAATCAATTTCAGGAATTGGCAGATTGCATGAATCGCGCAGGGATTATATGTAAGATTACGTTTGACCCTGAGCCGACCGAATTAGATGGAACCCGCGTGTTGTTGTCGAGTCTGAATAAGATACACACACTGGAAGATAATTTACCTCTTTCTGATTATTCTTTTACTCTGAAAGTCGGTTCCAACATATCTCATTTAACATTTTCTATATTCAGAATTCCTGTGTAATCGTTCATCAATCGAAACGAAGAAGACGTGTACTCTTATCGATATGCGTCATGAGTTTATCCTTCTTGAGAACATCGTATCGTTTTTTGACCGCTTCATAAGTTTTCTTATTTTTATTTTTTTCTTTTTCTTTGCCCTTCTCTACGTGTTGGGGTTTTACGATTTCTTCTATGTCGGACTCCATATCTTCTTTCTTACGAGGAGATCGCGCTTTACATATCATGTTCATATCGCTGATAATATCGTCATAATGCTGATGAATGTAATCAAGGATCTCATTCTCTATAGCCCATCGGAAGAAATTGAGTTGACCGATCGTGGTTTGAATCGAACTTTTATCTTGATAAGACAGTGTTATCTTATCTTGTCGGCGGAAAGGATCGAATAGGTGTTTGCTATATGCACGTAATTGTGACCTATAATGAATATATACGTTGATATGCTCTTGATTATGTTTGATAATGACGACGTTGTTTGTCTTACTATAGTTTGTGACAAACCAGTCGATCAAGCGCAAGGACAGATCGGATGTCCCGTTCACGATTTCCGTTATTTGTTTGAGATGTACTGGTCGATTGAAAAATTTTGTGAGAGAAGCAAGAAGCAACTCATTTTGGATAGTGGAAGTATGTCTACCTTTCGCCGAAGCCATGATTATGTATCAATAATAACAAACGCCTTATATACATAAGGGAACGGATCATAATCGACTAAAGAAAAAATACTCAAAAAACAAAAGAATTAATAGTCACCGCCGATTTCAAAGGCCTTGCGATTGAGATCAGGGCTGATAGTGCTATTGAGGAAAGGCGAGACAACGACTTGAGGATTCGGGGGTTCTGAACGGAGTTGATAATTGGCATTGCGCAATGATGATCCTACGGTATTGATGCCGGCGTGGTATCCTGCCGACAGGAAGTTCTGCCCTTGTACGTCTCCTTGACCTGCGGGGTTGACTTGAGCCCACTTGGTGTCGACGGCGTTGTTGGGAAGAAGTTCTTCGGCAGTCAAGCGATCACGAGGGAAGCAGTCCTTAGGAGCTGAAGCGGCTGAGTGATCAGAGGCCTGAGAAGGAACAGCATTCGCCTGAGCAGAGGGAGCAAGTGATCCATTAACTACAGGCTGTACATTGTTTCCTGCAGAAGCAGATGCGGATGCGGGAGCTGGTGTAGATAGCACCTTTTGAGAGGGAGCTGGACTAGGTGTGTTGTCATAGAAAGCTTCTTGACGGACCTGTTTTGCCTGGACTCGGCCATTGTAGTCATAAAGCATGTACATAACAAGAAGGATAGCAATCAAAACAATTGCCACTTTTACAATTTGTTCAGCACTCATAGTGTTTATTTACAATAATATATTTTTTTTAGCATTCTCCCAAGCGCAACCATTCATCATATATTTTGACGCTGTTGATATAGGACGGTTTTTTTTCAAGAGATTCTATATAACTTTTCACAGACGCGGCTTTTAGTTGCAAATTCTCTGTCAAGGCTATTGACGTTTGAATTTCAGTATTAATGCATGCGAGATTTTCTGTCAAGAGTTTCAACATAGACTGAATGGAACTCTCGACATCATCTGGATCTAAATCAAGTTCGGTGTCAAAGTCATCCGTTGAATACTCCGTGATCTCCCTTTCTTTAATACTTGGAGTCTCGATTATCCGTATCATCCGCAATTTCCATTCGATGATTTGATTGGCCGTATTGATTCCTAAACATTGAATATCAAAACAATAATATGATTCTATCGATATATTTTTAATTCTGTCATAATTCGTCGGGAACTGTAATTCCAACACCTGTACACCTCTATGCATACGCACAAGTTGAACACATGAGTCGATGTTTATTTTGAATAGATTCTCTATTTTTGGTGGGAGTACTTTTGATATATTCGAAGCTAGATTACGATGAAATCGATCCAGAGTAATATACAATGTTGTTGTATTGTCTTTGATAACAGGGGGAACACATAAGTGACCTTCTATATGAATTCTCGCACCCTCGCCAATTTTGATGTAGGGTTTTTTAGTAGGAATTAAATCTACTGTCCACGACTTTATAGTATCTTCTGAAACATAGAGTTCAGGATTATGTTCCATGGTAATATTTTGTACTGATATATAGATGCGGATGTCTTATATCATTATTTGTCTTCAATGTAATTATGAAGGATAAGGTTGTATCAGATTCTACTGCAGCTATATCTGTCGTACAGAAGTGGATACATAGCTTTATCGAAAAAGCTATCGGAGAAATAAATAAAGACGATAATCGTAGACAGATACACTCGCATGTAGTTGTTCCTTTATTGCACATATTATACACAGAATTGTATCCATATATCATATTTACATTGGTTGTAATCTTGTTCACTTTCGTGATGTCGATTGTAACACTATTCTTTGTCATTATGACCCATAAAAAAATGGAATGCCGCTTAAAGATAATGTAATTAGTATCAGTATATACAAACAAGAAAATGGAACCTGCAATGATCTCAAAAATTCAAGAGTGGATCGAGGTTGATGATACGATTCGAAACCGTCGTGAAAAATTGAAGACCTTGTATGATACGCGTACTAAATTAGAAAAACTCATTACATCGTATGTCAAGAAAAAAGAACTCCAAAATGCATCACTGAAGCTTAATGATGGTAGCATTCGTTTTAGCGAGAAAAATGTGATCCAGACTCTCACACAGGGATTCGTCAAAGAACAGTTGGAGGCATTTTTCGAAGAGGCAAAACACAACCAAGCCTTAGAACTGAATGCAGAAACCGCCATGAAGTATATGTTGTCGCATAGAAAACAACATAGCACATTAGAGATGATTCGAGATATTAATGAACCTACTTCTTCGACTTAGGATAATATATCGATCTATTCCCATGATCTAAATCGACTGTAAGATGTTTTATATATATACTGTACTAAAGCATCGTGCAATGGTTGTGTGTTTATGACTATTTCTTTTTCAGAAGTACTATTATTGGTACATGCAGTATGTAGTTTTGCAATAATAGTACTTATACAACGATCTATTAAATAGGCATATGTTTGATACCATTCTTCACATGTCAATGTGGGTTCCTTCCTGGTGGCTACTCTTGGAACACGAGGAATCAATTTATTCTGTTGGAAGACACTCATTTTTACAAGATATACAGCTACCTACTTAAATCAATATCGATGTCTATGTGTATAGTATTAAATGGACAACGATTATTTGTTTGATGTGTTATTGAATGATATTCTAGATATACACGACGATCTACAAGCCAATTATTATAATCATGGTATTGCAAATCAATCTGAATCACATGAATTTATGTCTTGTATAATGAATCACGTTGGCGTAATGAATGTTTTTGACTCAGATGACGAGACAGAGACGGAGGAGGAAGAATATACATATACGGAAAAAGACAAAACAGAATAGATTAAAAGTGAAATCGGTTGTGTAGAAAAATGTCTCATGTGATAATATAAAGATTCATGGCGCAAAATAATAAAGGAGGGTCTCTTGGAGCTAATATTGCCAATTTAGCATTGCCTTTTGGGTTGATGTTTGTGAAAGAAGCGGTTAAAAAGTCGGGACACAAGTCCCATAAAGAAGGATCTAAATCGTTGTTTCGCCGAAGAAGTGTCGGTGGAGGTAACGAACTAGATACTTCGCATGCTAATGCACTGGATCAACTTGCTAAAGCGCAGCTGACACACCCTTTGTCAACTCAACTTGGTGGAGATGAAGAAGACTCCAACTTGAAGCTGGCGGGCGGTGCCAAACGTCGTGCTCGTAAAAACGGAGGTGCCGCCAGTGATCTTATGCCAGCTTTGTTAGAGGGTGGCAAGCATCAACAACAACAACAAATGGGTGGTGATGGAGAGGAAGACAACTTGAAGCTGTTTGGTGGCAAGAAACAAAAGGGAGGTGATGAAGATGATTCTTCCAACCTGAAGTTGGCGGGCGGTGCCAAACGCCGTGCTCGTAAGAACGGGGGTGGTGGATTACCTGTGATCAATGATCTTCCTAAAATGGGAGGTCGTAAGCAACAGCAAAAAGAGCAAAAGCAACAACAGCAACAAGAACAACAACAAGAACAACAGCAAAAGCAACAACAACAACAGCAGCAAGAAGAGCAGCAAGAAGAGCAACAACAGCAGCAAGAAGAGCAGCAACAGCAGCAAGAAGAGCAGCAGCAAGGTGGTCGCCGAGGAAAACATCACGGCCGCCGACATTCACCTAAACACCGCCATTCACCTAAACACCGCCATTCACCTAAAAAGAATCGCAGATCACCTCGTCGATGTTAGACATCTAGACAAATAGTTCTTTTTCCATAGATTCGAGTATTTTCATATAAAACTCATCATATTCGCATCCTAAGTGTTTCGTCGATACCCACATATCAGCCCATGCAGATATAATATCTACATCAACGTTATTCGATAGGTTTTTAATAATGAACCAACTTCGGTCATAAGCGATAATATCTGTTAACGTAGATGGTCTATTTACGAACAACATATATTTCCCACATTCAACCCGATCTATTTTATTGATCACACGGTCTGTCATATTGCGTATATAGTCTGTTTATTTTTCTCTAAATAGATTAAAATCATGTCATCCAATTTTTCTTTAGACGAAACAGAGTCCAAACAAGTGACTGTAGAAAATGTAGATTCTAAGGCCCATTCACCAATCGTTGATTTATCATCAAAGATCCCGACTGCAGACACGCTTTACATATGGAATTTGTCGAAAACTATTGATAGAGAGTATGTTGATTGTATCGAGGATATAATTCGAATGGTCACGATTCAGTTCATTATCCAGATTATGTACTTTATGCGTCAACCCTCTGCGTCTCCTTTGTTTAGCGCTTCATTCTTTGAATTGATTTTTTACATCGTTCTAGGTGTCAGTTTTTATTGGTTGGTGTTAAGAAAGATTGTTCGCATTTTGTAATAGTCATAATGACTTAAGACTATGTTTCCATATCGTAATTATAAAAAACGTATGGCTGTTAAGATAACCATAATCCATGTAATTGCATGCTCTACCGTTGTTTCTATAGGCATTTTGCTGATGTATTGGAAAATTCGAAGTCTAGAGAGACAACTAAGTTTAGCACAAGAAACTGCGTGTAAAGCACTTGATTTAGTGGAGCAAGTAACAAGCAAGGGTATCGATTCCGCATCTGATGCCAAAGCCGTGTCTTCTCCGAATGCCCCTTCTACCCCTAAGCCGGTTCCAACATGTGAATCACGGGAAGGCGAAGTATCACGATCTGTTGTTGTGAACGACCCAGATACGGATACGCTCAGCGTTTCAAGTGAAGAAATTGAAGAGGTGCTAAAGAGCATTGCTACAGAGACATGTGTTGTTCCCGAGGCTCCTGTCGTAAAACCGGCAGAGCCTAGCCAACCCGCGAAGGACGTGGTTTCTGCTTCTACTCCTGTACCCCCTAAAGAGAATCCAGAGACCAATGTGGAATCTGAGTCAGATGAGGAATCAGAAAAAGCATCTGAAGCTGATTTTAGTTTATCATTTTCGAAAGGAGGAGATGCGGAGTCAAACTTTAAAAAACAGACTGCAGATCAGTTGCGGGCTTATTTGAAGTCTAAGAATCAATCAACAAAAGGTTCTAAAGCTGAACTGGTTCAACGAGCTCTCTCCCTTAGCTGCTAAAAAATCTTACAGTAGATAAATATGAATTGTAACGACTGTAAACGTGAAAGTGCCTCCCCTGAAGAAAGTTGCCCATAT